CAGTGGGTAGCATGAGTAGCCACATTAAAGGTCTTGCAGCAGACATAGCTATATCAGGGTCACGCCAACGCTTCATGGTACTGGCATTGATACATGAGTATGACATCTTTCAACGTGTTGGTATAGCAAAAGACTTCATCCATGTTGATATTGATCAGGACAAAGAGCAGTTGCTAACGTGGTTATACTGATGTCTTTCACTATTAGAGTAATCAGATTTGTGTTCCAAGTATTAATCGCAATAGCGTTATTTATAGTGTTCGCTCCAATAAAAATATGGGAAGAACTTAAAAGATGAATAAAATAATTGCAACGCTGAGAGTTATATTCCAATTCCCAATGTACTTCTTAAAGTTTGGGCCTATCAATAGTGCGCTGATGTTTAAGAAAGTTTGTGGTTACATTTGGGTTAAGCCACCTAAATAACCTCAGTAACTATATCCCCAAAGAATGTCCCACCGTTTGCGGAAGATAAGCCTACTATCTTCTTAGCCATAGGAACAGCTGCCGTGTAGGCGTTCTCAAATTCTGGTTGGAAGGCACACTCATCTGATATCACAAGACTAGCAGTATGAGATCGGATGATGTGCCCTCCTTCTGGAATCCCCCACACTATACTCCCGTTAGCAAACCTCATCTTCGAGTAACTACACTCAACTGGGTTCATCTCCTTCAGCCAATCTGGCAGGTGATGGTACACGAATGACATACGGCTATTCTCTGGCTTCTTGTCATACACCAGTGATGCGGCATCCTCTTCCTTCTTACTCTGGATAAATATACTTTGATGAGGGAAGAACATAGCCATCCATAGAGCGTACAAAACCATCACCCAAGACATACGTATCTGTCTACTCTTGGGGATGAACACTCTACTCGACTCATGCACTACACTAATGACAGCCTTTAAGTAATCCTTCGGAGGGAAGGGTTTCACTGGCGTGTCTGAGTCATGCTCATCCTTGGTCATTACTATGCCAGAGAAGATGAAGTTATTTGGGTGAGCTATCCATTCCTTTAGAAGTAGAAGCTGGTGCAATTCCTGTAAGGAGTCCGGTGATAGCCTCTTCAATGCTCTTGCCACTGACTCCTTGTCCAGCCCCGATAACGCTTGCGACTGCGTGCTTAGTTGGTTTGTCATATCCGAACATATCTCTTAATGATTTAAGTGCATCCATCTTGTTATAGAACTTAAGCTTAATCAGGTTCTTGCCATTGGCTCCCTTGCCAGAGCGTGCTTCCTCTATCTCTGCCACTGGTTTGAGGTCAGTGAAGTTAGACTTCTTAACCTCAATGCCACCGTCCTGAGTAAACTTGTAGTAGTCACTGGGATCAAGGAAGGCTATACGAGCGTACTCCTTAGCCACCTTGTCCAGTGTACATTCTACTTTCTCCTCAAGTTCTTCCTTACGTGATTCCCATCTAGCGAGGAACTTCTTGTCCTTCATCAGAGCAGGCACACGTTTCTCCAGAGACTTGACAGCATAGCCAGCTAACATGGCTGACCTATACTTACTCTGTGATGGATGCATTATGAGCAGCTCTATGAACTTGTCTTGCTTGTCATAGTGCTTGCCTATATTAGCCCCCTCTTCTATTGCCTCTCCTAAGTCAGACATTATTTACCTCGCTTTTTCTTGGGTGCATCAGTGATCACTGCACTTAAATCATCTTCAGCCTCTTGCTCTGGCGTGCATAGCATGGCATCTACCTTGGCATCAAGTTCTTCGATTGCGCTAGTTAGATGCTCACATAGCCTTACTATTTTCTGTGTGAATGGATAGGGGTCTTGATAGTTCTCAGGCAGAAGGAGAACTTTCATTTCTTTGATTTCTTCTAATTGTTTTAACATAATTCCTCTAATGATACCCAGCTCTGAGTTTAGGACTAGGCACATATGTCTTAGCCCCTTTGCTCTTGTCGTAATACTCCAGAAGTCTCACCATGCAATCACGAGCTGGTGGATAGTTTGCCTTGATGGCTTCTGGACATCTGCCCCATACCTTAAGTTGTGATCCTTCACCGTTATTCTTAGTGCGTGCGAACCATTCACGTAGAATAATTGAGTTATGATTTCTCCGTTTCTCATCCTCAAATATTACACGCACTCCTAACTGCTTACGTATTCTGTTACGCATCTCTTCATCAGAGCAGACAAGGATCAGTCTCTCTACTCTGTTATCGTTCATGAACTGTCTAAGCTCTTCGATGAACTCTTCTGACAGCCTGCCTGATACCTCGTTGAACACGTGGTACTCAGGATCGTCAACCCATTGCTTAGTTTTCCTTAAGTATATGCGTGGTATCTTTGCAGATACAGCGCAATAAGCATTGGGATGATCATCACTGCCAAGAAATAAGCTGGCTGTCACTCTCTCACATGGATGCCACGCATTCCTATAATGTAATGACAAGCCAGCTTGTGTTACATCAATCTTGTTATCCATCTATCCCGTGATGTTTATTAGGTGTCATACTGGAACTGTCAACCACATTACCTACCTTCTGTCCCATCTCTCTACGCCCTGCATCAGTGAAGCAAGCGTTACACAGATCACCCATCAGGTTAGTTGACTTGGCATAGTCATCACCGAATTCTGCTTCGTTCTCTTTGTTGGTGTTATATTTTGGCATTTATTTACTCCTCATTTTTATATGCTTCTTCGTCTAGTTTTTTTGCGCTCACCATAGTAAGGCAATTTCTTTACCTTGGCACCCTTCCTCTTCTTTGGTGTCTTAGCCCAGCCTGATGGATGATCTTCCTGTTTCTTCCTTCTTGGCTTTGTCTTTCGTGGTTTACGTGGCACTACTTTAATACCCATGCTGTTCTCCTTAGTTTACTATATGTTTACTAACATCGAAGCTGTCTACCTTCTCAGCCATCCAGTTAGTGGACAACATTTTGAACACATACTTCGTTGCATCAATGCTATGGTTGTTCTTGTCAATCATAGTTTCCTTCACGTTCTTATGCTGACCTGTCACGTTAGCCCACTCTGCGTATCTCCACTGAGACATCTCACTCCAGTGACTCTTGCAACTCTGGAAGATCCTATAGCGTGGATTACTGTGCGCTCCCTTCTTGTTATCAAGCTTGCCCCACATCTGTTCGTTAATCAGTTCAGCAAACTCAGTATCACCACCACGTGTACCCTTAATGAAGTGGACTCCCTGTTCACTAAACAGTTGTGCCATGCTGACAAGATCGGTTACGCCAGCACGTTCCTGTGTCTTAGCCCATACACTAGGATCAGCTACAATCCACTCTAGACGGTCATACAGTTTATGTTTCTTAATAGCTTCACAAGTAGCGACATATCCTGAGTTCCTTTTGTAGAACTCGTGTGTTAAATAGTAATCATCATTCTTCTTGTCATGCGCTACTACCACGAAAGCTGTTGTCCCACGCCCAGCATAGTCAAAGCCTCCATATAGTTTCCAGTCATCGGGGATCTCGAAGGGTGCAATGTATATTCGCTCCCGGTATTTCTCCATATGTGGGAATACAAGCTGACCTCCTTGTGCGTTGAAGTCGATCTCCATTTCCCTGCGCCACTTAGCTCCCTCCATACCACCGGGATAGCCACGCAATGCCTTGGATAACCATTGCTTGCCAGCTGGCGTATCCATGTCCTTATCCTCATCGGCTGAGTAGTGGACACGTATCACACGCACGCCATCCTTTGTCATGTAATCGCTAAATCCCTTCATCTATTCAACCTATTAAGTTCTCTTCTGAAATCTTTGTTGTCTATATGTGGGATTTTACGCAGTATGTTATTCATTTCAATCTTGGTATCGGGTGTGGCACTCTTATATGCGTTATAAAACATCCTTGCTCTGGTCACCGGGTCACGCTCACCTTTTATCTTGTACCACATCCAAGGGTTTTCAACGTGACCCACCTTCCTGTGTAGCTCGACTGCATTATCCCACTTACGCTTAAGTTTAGCTGCGTGTTCACGATTCTTTGAGTTACGTATTACAATGAATGCATCCTTAGATACCTCAAGCTGTTCCTTGTGGCCCCTAGCCTTCCTAAACTTACCCAGATGGTAATTAATAAGGGTATTATCATCCGCTCGTTCAGAGTTTACACTTAGCCTTGCCTCCTCAGCCTTCTTGTCCATCTCAAGGTTAGTCCCATCAGTCCACTTAATGAGTCTACTGAGTAATGGTATCTTCTTGTTTAGCTCAAGGAATGATTCCATCTTTGTCTTCTCAAGCTTGATCCCTTCTTCAGGTGACAAGTAATCCTTTACAGATGTCGTAGTAATATCCAAGAACTTGACAGCTGAGTTAGATGGGGTGATGAACTGTGAGAATACATATCTCAACCTCACTGGGGAGAACGGCTCTCCCGGCAACGCA